GTTGCAACTAATACGCGTTACCATTGGTTTAAATTCCCTTTCATTAAACAAAGCCGCGAAGAATTATACGACTTGCAAAATGATCCTGCCGAATCAGCCAATCTCGCGAAAAAACCCGAATATACTGATATGTGTTTGAAATTCAAAAAACAGCTTGCGGACTGGATGAAAGAAACAAGCGATCCGTTATTAAACGGACCGATGCCGAGCCCGTACCATCTGCGCATCTCCGCAGAAATGAAAGAACTGGCGGACAAATAAATAATGCGAATCACGAGTAAAAACGCACTCTCTCGTAAAAGCCCCCTTTTGAAAGGGGGTGGCGCGCGAGAACCTGACCAAACCGTTGAAAACAGCGTAAAATCCGCGTGACGGGGGTTTGCGCCCTTTACGCCGACGTGACATCAAAAGACGCAAACCCCCGCGACTGCGGTCGCACCCCCTTTCAAAAGGGAGCTTGGGGAAAACAACGGATATATTGACTTTTTAAACGCCGGGTTAAAAAAATGCGTATCGAAACTGCATTTTATCGCGTCAAGAGCCTTCGGGACAGGCGGCGTGGTTTTAAAGCCTTATCTTTACGGAAACGCCGTTTATACCGATATTATCCCGCAGAACCGTTTCTTTATTGCCGAACGCCACGGCGAAATCATCACAAAAGCCGGCTTTATCGCCGACTTTTTTGTTGACGCTGGCAACGAAAACAAATCTGGCAAAACAAAAAAATACATCAGGATCGAGTATCATTCCCTCGCTCCCGACGGAACGTACTCAATCGAAAACAAAGCCGTATTGATTTACGACGAATCGCAACCGCGTAAGGACGGTCCCGTTTGCTTGCCCGTTAAATTGTCTGAAACGCCGTGGGCTGACATTCCCCCGGCTGTTTCCGTATCCAACGTCAGTCAAATGCTGTTTGCTTTCGTCAGATGCCCCGCAGACAACAAAAAATCCGATCTTGCCGGCGGCGCTTACGGCGTGCCGATAACCTACGGTCAGGACAAACTGATTAAAATGATTCTTGATTTACTCGGCGAGATACCGGACGAATACAGAAATAAAAAAGCGTTTATCGGGGCGGACGATTTATTATTCGACAAAGACAACAGACTGCCTGAAAGCGGGTTATATAAGTTATTCAGGTCAGGCGGGGGAATCGACAAGCAGTCTTTCTGGGAGATATTTTCCCCGGAAATACGGCACGCGTCTTATTTCGAGGGTCTCGACTATCTATTCGGACTGCTTGAAAAGGCAGTCTCGGTTAATAAAGGCATACTGACTGATTTAACTGTCTCAAACGCTACGGCGACGGCGATAAAACGCAGTACCCTTGACACGTTTTCTACCGTTTACGCTATGAGAAAAAATATAGAAGTCGCGGCAGAGCAATTAATATACGCGTTCGGAGTTATTTCGGACGCTTTTAATTTGTGCGGGAAAAGCACAAAAGATTACGAGATAAAATTTGACTGGGATTACGCGCTTCTTGAGGACAGCGCGGAAACGTGGAAACAGCTTTTAGAGGGATATAACGCAAGGGCTGTCGGTCTTGAGGAGTTGCGTATGTATCTTTTCAGCGAGGACAGGGAGACTGCGAAAGGGTTTGTGAAGAATAATATGCTGGGTGATGAAGAACGCAAACCCCCGTTGGGCACAGGGAATGAAGAAAATGAACGGAATCCCCCCTGTCGCTGCGGCGACATCCCCCCTTTAGCAAGGGAGGCATGGGAGTAGGAACGCAAATCCCCGCCGTCTGCGGACGGCACCCCCTTTGCGAAAGGGGGCATGGGAAAATAATTACAAGAAAGGAGAAAAATTAACAATGAACGCAGAAAATTTAAAAGAAAGAGCGAAATTGTCCGGCTGTGATTTGACAGACGGGCAAATTTTATTCATGCTCGCCGAACTTGAAAAAGAACAGGCTTTTAATTTATATTTCCGTGAAAACAGCTTGGATTTTGTTAACGAAAGAACACGGGAAAGTATATTATCGGATTATGAAAATCTGATAATTAATCCGGAAAACAAAGACAAAAAGTTTGACGAACTTATTGATTCTTTAGTCAAAGACGAAACCGGAGAGTTTATCTGGGATTTGTTTACCCCGGAATCGGGGAAAAAAAACAGCCTTAATATTTACGGCGATGATTTGACTAAACTTGACGTTACAAAAATATTGCCGCCGTTAGGCAATACGGACGGTTCTGAGTTAAATTTAAACGGGAATAATCCGTTTGACAAAGACAACTGGAATATGGCTATGCAGTCGAAGATATATAAAGAAAACCCGGAAATCGCGAAGTATCTCGCGGCTGCGGCGGCAGGGAAATAGGGGTAAGAATCCCCCCTGTCGCTGCGGCAGGGAAAGAGGGAACACGAATCCCCCCTGTCGCTGCGGCGACATCCCCCCTTTAGCAAGGGGGGCATGGGAAGTTGGGGAAAACCCCTCCACCGCCTACGGCGGTCCCCCTCCCCTTTCAGGGGAGGCAAAGAATTTGAACCAAACCTCCCATGAAAGAGGAGGCGTCGCGTAGCGACGGAGGGGTTATTTAATAATTAAACATAAAATAAAAATAATAATAAAAATAAAAAAGGAGAAATTTTTTTATGGCAAAAACAAAAATAGCGGATTTAATCGTGCCGGAGCTTTTCGCGCCGTACGTTATAAATCAAACAAAAGAATTATCGGCTCTGTTAAACAGCGGTATAGCGCAAAGCAATCCGCTTCTTGATTCGCTTATCGAAAAGGGCGGCAAAATGGTTAATATGCCGTTCATGAAAGCGTTGACGGGTTCGGACGAAGTTTTGAGCGATGCTGACCCGCTTGTCCCTGAGAAAATCAGCGCGGACAAAGACGTTGCGCCTGTATTGATAAGAGGCAAGGCATGGAGCGCGAACGAACTCGCGGGTTCACTCGCGGGTAACGACCCGATGAGCGCAGCTGGTGAACAAATCGCGAAATGGTGGAACGTTCAGGAACAGAAAATTTTAATTGCGATATTGAACGGCATATTTGAAGATGCTCTGAAAGATTCGCATTGCAACGATATATCAGACGAAGAAGAAGACGGGGACGCAGTAATCAGCGCGAACGCTTTGCTTGATACGAAACAATTACTCGGCGACGCTGCGTCTGATTTGAAAGCTATCGCTATGCATTCGGCTGTGTTTACGGCTTTGCAGAAACAGAATCTTATCGAGTATATACCTAATTCTGAGGGAGTCGTGGAATTTCCAGCTTATCTGGGGTATAAAGTCATAGTTGACGACGGGATAGTGCCTGTTGAGGGAGTTTACAGTACGTATTTGTTCGCGGACGGAGTTTTCGGTAGAGGCGACGGCGTGCCGGATTCGCTTACGCCGATTGAAATGAGCCGCGACGCGCTGGCTTCTGACGACATACTTGTTTCAAGACGGGCGTTATGCCTGCACCCGTTGGGAGTATCATGGACAAACCCGGTGATAAGTTCGGCTACGCCGACCAATTCTGATTTGGCGGACGGTGACAACTGGGTAAAAGTCGCCGACGATAAGTCGATTGGGATTGCGATGTTAAAGCATAGGATTTAGGGGAACAGGGGGCGTATCCCCCTGCCCTGCGGGACATCCCCCTTTTGCGAAAGGGGGCTTGGGGTTAGTAGTGGCGGGGAGTTAGATTACGGGTGAACTGAGAGCAGACTCTGAATCCCTCCACCGCCTACGGCGGTCCCCCTCCCTTTAACAAGGGAGGCTTTACGGGAGAATACGCAAATTTTACGAAAATATTTATAAAATTTATTAATATATAAACGAGGTGAACAAGAAGATGGGTAATAAAACATATAATTACAGCGATTATTTAGATTGCAGTCATAATATAATCCCGGAAGAAGAATTTACAAGATATTCGGGTATGTCTGAAAAAACAATCAGACGGTTTGTGAAAAGTTTTAAGGTTAAGACTGACGAACATCCGGGGTGTGTATTTGAAATCGCGGATATTTTATACGCTGAAAATAATCAGTTGAACCGCCAGATAGCCGGATTTTCCAACGAAAATTACAGGGAAAATTATTTTGAGGGAAATAATCTGACCGCAAACGAAAAAATATGGGAAGTTATCAGATTATATTTTACTAATCAGGAGTTATACAGAGGAATATAAAAGGGGTGAAAATTATGCTGGGGTGTAATCAGGATATAACCGTTTGGCTCAGAAAAAAAGTTCCGGAATCAAACAAAGAGATATTTGTACGTAAAATACTGCCGGTAAAATGCAGGTGGAAAAATTATACCGAACGCAATATTAACAATGGCACGGCTAATATTTATAATAAAGTAGTAATTATAGTCCCGTATTTTGACGGTGTTTCTGACTTTGATATATTTGATATAAAAGAAGGCGATATTGCGGCTCTTGGGGTTTACGACACAGAAGAAACGGAAATTACGGGAGTTTCGCCGTGTACGTTGAGCGAAGTCAGGCAGATTATATCGCCGAATATTACGACGGTAAATTCTGTTTCGTATAATTTTGATTTTGATATAGGTTTGGAAATAGAGGGCGACCGCAAGGGTCGCCCCTACGGAAATAATTGCATGAAAGGCGGGCATTTACGGCTTACGGGTAATTGAATTATGGCTGTTAATATAAGATTAAATTTTTCGGTCGGGCAGATTATACGAAATTCGGGGATAAATAATAATGCGGCGTTATTTGCCGCGAATCTGGCGAGAAAATTCATGCATGATTATGTCCCGATGAAAACCGGGGCGTTATGCGATAAAGTGCAGGTATTTTCAGAAAACAACAGGGGTTGTGTAGTTTATACTCAGTCGTACGCGGGGTTTTGTTATTACGGCGACAAAAAGATTTTTAACAAAGATAAACATGAGAAAGCGTCGGCATATTGGGACAAAGCTATGATGCTGACGCATAAAGACGAGTTGGTTTTGAGTGTAAATAATTATATTAAAAGCAAGTAATATAAAAGGGAGATGATAGTATAAAGTGAAAAGAAAGAAAAATAAAAAAATAGGTTGCGTAATAAACAAAGAAGAAAGATTGATTAAATGGGCGGAACAGAACCCGTATCTTACCGACGCTTTAAAAATGAACTGGCTTGCGGAACATAACGGAAGCTGCTCTATATCCCCGGTTTCGGGAGAGGTTTTTATTGAAAAATATATCGACGGGTCGAGTTTAAAGCATTATGATTTTATGTTTTGCGTTATGCTGCCAATATCCGACACGACGGATAATATAAATGTCGGGAATATGTTCGCGTTAAGGCAATGGCAAAACTGGATAGACGACATGGAAGCGTCGGGAAATTATCCCGATTTCGGGAAATCATGCGGGGATTACGAGTTGCAGAATCTCGCCAATTCCCCGCAGCTCGCGCAAATCTATGAAAACGGCTTCGCGAAATATCAGTTTCCGGCGAGGCTGATATATACGGAGGGGTAAAAATCGTGTAGGGGCGGGGTCAACCCGCCCGTGATATATAATTTTATGTTGGGTTATTTATTCACGGGCGGAATATTTTATTTGGACAACAAAACACGCGGGCGGGTTGACCCCGCCCCTACAAATAAAATTTATCATATACAAAAATATTATTTAAAATAAATTTATTATTAGGAGAGAAAAAAATTATGGCAAAATATGAAAAAATAAAAAAGCATTTAAGTTATTTGTTTCTGAACACGAATCCAGATGCGGGCGTCGGTTCGGAAAACTGGTCGAGAGTTGGCAAATCGACTGAATGGACCGATACTATGAACGCCAAAAGCGCAACTTATGATTATATCGAGGACAGCGCGCCTACAGATGAGCTTGAAACTTACAAGCCTACGACGTCTATGCCGCTTACGGCTTATATCGGCGACCCGGTTTATGAATATGTCTTTGACTTATATCAGAAACAGGAGACTGGTTCGCAGGCTGTGACGCAGGCATTACGGGTATATCAAAACAAAGCCGCTGATAATCCGGCGGCAAATAAAGCGCAGCTTACGCAGGTTCTTATAACGATTGACAATTTCGCGTTTGCGACTGGGGTTATTACGTTTTTGATAAGTCAGAGGGGAACGCCGGTTATCGGGACTGCGACAGTCGCCGAAAGCGTCGATTCGTCGGGGAATAAATCGTGGAATCCGGTGTTTACGCAAATGCAGGGGGATTGATATATTTTAGGGTAATTAGGGTAATTTAGGGTAATTTAGAGTAATTAGGGCGGGAAAACCCCGCCCCTACAAATTTATACACCAAAGGAGATATATTATAAATATTATGAGAAAATTGGTTTTGAATCTTCCGGAGACGGAAACGATTGATATAAACGGGGATATATTTGAGATACAGAAATCAGATATTGATATATTAAACAAAAGCACAGAATTGCAGTTGAAATACTCGGAGTTAAAACAAGACGATTTGCAGTCGATACAGTCAGCCGTAAATGATATAATTATGTTTATCGACGAGATACTTGGGGACGGAGCGGTTCTTAAAATCAGTAAAAATAAGCCGGTGAACGCGATGCTCGCAATCGAATGGCTTACGGCGATATGCAACGAAGTAAGCGTTATCGGGGACGAATATATAAAAGAAAAATATGAATAGGGACGGGTAAAATTTATGTTTTTATTATATCAGAAAAAAGACAGGGCATTTCCGGAGACGATAAAAATTTATGATAGTTTATATAAAATAAATGCGGATTTTCGTAATATTCTGCGGATTTTTGATATGCTTGATGATAAAAATATCCCGGATTATAAAAAAATCGAAGTTTTGAAATTATGGTTTTTTGAGGACGGGTTGCTGGATTTGCCTGATGATATTTCACAGGAACAGGAACAAGAACAGGAACAAAAACAGGAAATGACAGAAAGAATAGTTGATTGTTTTGTGGGGTTTGTTGGTATGCAAACCCCCGTCACGCTGACGCGTGCCACCCCCTTTCAAAAGGGGGCTTTTGGCGATATTGACGAGGTTGAAGAAAACGAGCGGCAGTTTTGTTATAATTTTGACGCGGAGGAAATTTATGCGGGGTTTTTATGCGAATACGGGATAGATTTGATTTATATTGATTTTTTGCATTGGTATAAATTCAAGATTTTACTTGATAATTTATCTCCGGAAAGCGCGTTCAAGAAAAAAATAGAGTTAAGATTTATGGATTTGACAGGATTGCCTGATACTTCGGAATTATACAGGGCAAAAGAAGCCGTGCAGTTGCCGGAAATAAAAAATATAAAAAATATAAAAGAAATAAACGAAATACAGAAAATAAACGAATTTAATGAGATTTGGGGAAAGGTTGGTAATAATTAAATGGCGGACGGAACTATTACTATAGACGTTGAATTAAACGAAAGAGAATTTAAGGCTTCTCTTGAAAATATGGGGGCGATTGTGAAATCGGGTTCGGATTTGATGCTCAAATCCGTGAATAATTTAAGCAATAGTTTTATTTTGATGCCCAATACTATAAGCGCGGTCGTAAATACTATCCCGAATATAATAAACGGGGTCATAAATAATATAACGGGGAAAAATCCCCTCATGACGAAAACAGGCATTGAACTTTTCACGTCGCTTATCGGTGAAATGCCGTATATAACAGGCAGAATTACGGGTTCTATGACGGAATTGATAAATAATATAAAACAAAAAATCGTTGATTTTATGCCGGATATAAGCGATACCGGGGATAATCTCTTTTCGTCGCTCATAACAAATATGCCCGATATAATCTCAAAAATAACCGGGGCAGTACCGGAGATTACGGCGCAGGCGATTCAGGCGATTTTAAACGGGAAACCGGAAATGTCCGAAACGGGATATAATTTATTTTGTTCTGTTTTAGACCCTATGCCGAAAGCGATAAAAGAAATTTCCAAAGCCCCGGCTCAGATAGTCTCGATAATTATGACAAGATTTAACGGGTTGACAGAACAGTTCAAGTCGGTCGGCGAGAATATAGTTTACGGCGTATGGGCGGGAATATCTTCGATGGGAGGCTGGCTTATGAGCAGCGTGACGGTATTTTTCCAGAGCATAGTCAACAGCGTGACAAGTTTTCTGGGAATATCGTCGCCGTCGAAACTGTTCAGGGATTTGGTTGGCAAAAATATCGCGCTGGGGGTAAAATCCGGGATTGACCTCGAGATGCCGGGTGTTATAAGCGACACGCAGACGCAAATGTCAAGGCTTGCGGGCGCGGCTGTTCAGAGTTCGAGATTAAGTTTGGGAGCGGCGGATATAATAGAACAGTCTGACGGGAGTCTGCGGACACGCGGCGGCACGCCGGGGTCGCCGTGCCCTACAGAGAAAGGGGGCTTTGGAAACGGGAACGACGGGATTGCAAAGTCTGAAATAAACGTGACGCTTGAGCCGACGGGCGATATTAGGGGATTTTTTGATTATATAAGAATGGGCGTGAAGCGTTCGGGGTATTTGAACGGGGAGGGGTGA